GCATTTTTATATCGGCAGTTCGTCAGATATAGAGCGGAGATTTTATATTCATCATTATCTTCTCCAAACTGGAAATCATCACAATGCCCATTTACAACGAGCGTGGAAAAAATACGGAGAAAGTGTTTTTGAGTTTAATGTCCTTCAACTTGTCCCGAAAGAGAGTTGTATATCTGAGGAGCAAAGATTACTGGATGAGCATTTTGGAAAGCGATATTTTTACAATGTGGATAAATATGCTAAGTTAAATGATGACTTGGCAAACCAAAAGCGAAGTGCCTCATTAACTGGACAAAAGCGTTCGACCGAAACATGCCAACGAATGTCGGTCGCTCAAAAAACCCGAAAGATTACCCAAAAAATGTTGGATGGGTGGAAAAAGTCGGGCAATGCTTTGATGCAGTATAGAGCAGACCATAAGGAAGAGTTTGAAAAACGCCGGTTGGCTGCGTGCGTTGGACGTAAGCAACCCGAGCATTTTAGGATAGTAATGTCAGAGAAAATGCGTGGTCGGGTTATTACCGAGGAATGGAGACAGCGTATAAGTGATGCTCAAAAGGGCATTCCTAAAAAACCACGGACCAAAGAGCATCAGGAAAAACTTAACGCTGCTAACCGAGGACTGAAACGCAGTGATAAAACCAAGGAAAAACTCAGACAATCCTTGAAAAAGTACTATTCTGACCCAGAACATAGAAAGCAGAATAGTGAGCGGGTGAAATTGTATTACAAAAATAATCTTGTGACCCCCATTACCTCCGTTAAAAACTATTCTTATGCAAACCTATCGTAACGATAAAAAACAGGAGTTGGCTTATATCAGAGGACTGATTGCCGAAGCGAATGGTTTGGATGGAGAAGCGAGCGACTATTTTGGATATGCAAGAGGTAATCTTTCTTGGTATTATGATGGTCGTCTTGGTAATGACTCGTGGCTATCGTTGCTGGAGAAGCAAAATATAGATTACGAAATAGATAAGTCAAAAGACGAGTTGGAAGTCGCTTTGGGAGAGAAAGCAAAGAGAGACCGAGCAGAACGGATTAGACGTGAAGCAGAAAAGAAAATATACGAAACAGAAAAAGAAAGATATTACAAAGATAAAGCGTGCCTCTCATTAGAAAATTGCGATGTATTGTATAGGCGACTAATGAATAAAATTCCTAACCCCGATTGTGATATAATCATAGATTTGCTGATGTTGATGGCAAAAATGAAGGAGAAGGAGCCAGATAAAATACTATGTTTATCTTATGACTTGTTGAAGAGGGTGGTGGAAGGAATGTCCGATAAAAATAGAAATGAGATAATCATTGCTTTGTTGCGTTTGGCGCATGACGAAATGAAAATAGACATTATTGATTTGGTGAAACTCGTGGCTGAAAGAGAAACTCCCCACGGAGTATTTAATGAGATGTTGGAAGACCTAACTCCTAAACCAAAACAAAGTTTATGGGGTAGAATATTTGTATGAATTTTGGGAGTAAATCCATTTCACCAAGTAATTGTGACTTCTGGCTGGATACCGAGAGGTATGCAAACTTCATCGAAGAGGGGCTTGACCCCAAGAACAAGAGTCTTGTCTTTAACATTGATATGGTGCGGCTTGCTTCCATTCGGTCTGCCGTGGCCAACTTCGTCCGCATTCTCACCCGCCGAGTCATTCCCGTCTATTTCTGCAATTCACCCGACAGTTTCAATTATGCGGGAAAGCAAATCTATATCTCGGCCAAGATAAACACTAAGCGGGACTTTGACGTGGCCGTGGGGTTGGCCCTTCATGAGGCGGGGCATACTCTTCTTACTGACTTTGACATAGTAAAGCACGCCTATCAGAACGTGCCGAGAAAGATATACAAACTCTCAGACTCCAAGAATATTCGGCGTGCTTCGATGGAAAGGTTCATGCATGGCATGTGGAACGTGATTGAGGACCGTTATATAGACACCTATGTCTTCAACGAGGCTCCCGGCTACCGTGGTTACTATGCTGCCATGTATGAGGAAATGTGGAACTCGGTGGAGATAGACATGAAGTTAATGAGCGACGACTGCCGCTATCCGAGTCTCAAATCCTACGACTTTCGTATTACTAATTTCACCAATGAAAACACAGACCTTCTTGCTCTGCCTCGGCTTGAAGATATAGCCCGCATTATTGATATAAGTCACATAGACCGACTCACTACTACGAGAGACCGCATCGAATGTGCATTCGAGGTAACAGAGGTTGTATTAGATTGTATAGATAGGCAAGAGAAGCTTGAAGCCAGCGGTGCTGGTAGTGGTGGTAAGTCCCAGAGGAAACAGCAAGGGTTGGCTGACCCACGGGACTATTTCGATTTCGGGGATGGGGAAACTCAAGCCAACGATGGGGATGAAAAGACGCCCGAAGGCAAGGGTAAGAAAGATGGCTTTGGTTCCGACGAAGAAGAGACAAAGGATGTTGGGACTGAGATGATAAAAGAAATCTCTGATGTCATCAGCGGACGAGACCCTCACCCCGAAAAGCTTAAGGATAATGAAAAGGCAGTCAATCAAACTTCCGACATGCCGGTGGATAGGAAAGACGCTCGTGAAATTGACGCCCTTATGGACAAACAGCGAAAGTTCATGCAAGGGGACATCACCAAGGAAGCGGTGACAGATTATCAAAAGGCACTTTTAGACCTGATTGAGAAACATGGCATTGTTATAGTCCAAGTGGACGTTCCAATGGTGGTATCGGGCAACGATGCGTGCTTCAAGGTGGATTGCATAGTGGTGCATAAAATGACCAAAGAACTCGTCCTGTCGGGCAATAGCGTGTTTCCGATGGCGGGGGCTATGCAGATGGGCAAAGACACCCCGGAACCCCCCAGTGACGTTGCTGAGGCGGTTAAAAAGGGCATCCTATTGGGCACCAAACTCGGCAGGAAGCTGCAAATACGTATGGAAGTCAACCCCATCAAGGAACTTCGTAAAAAGGCTGGTAAAATCAACAAACGTCAACTCCACGAGGCGGCATGGGATGCTGAGGACATTTTCCATAAGATACTCATTGAAGAGCGTACCGGAGCGAATCTGCATATCACGGTGGACGCAAGTAGCTCAATGGGTGGTCCGAAATGGTACAAGACCATGACCGCTGTGGTAGCCATATGCAAGGCGGCGAGCATGATTGACAATATCCATGTCACTGTATCTTTCCGCACAACCCAATCGTCAGGTGGAGTTATGCTACCGTATGTTGTATTGGCATATGACTCTAAGGTGGATAAGTTTAACAAAGTCAGGACTCTATTCCCATATCTGGTTCCCGCTGGCTGCACTCCCGAAGGATTGGCGTTTGGTGCTACCATGAGTCTGTTTGAAGGTATTACTCCTGACGAAGAAGACCGCTATTTCCTTAACCTCTCCGATGGTGAGCCTTGTTTTCACATGGTTGCGCCCGACACGGGGTTAGGACTATCCTACAGTGGCGAGACAGGTGCCGAGCACACCAAGACCCAAGTGGATAAGATTCGTCGCCTCGGGGTGGAGATTCTGAGTTATTACATCGAAGAGGATTACCTATGGGGAGACCCGAACGTTCAGGCATCGCAGAAGCAGAAGCAGAAGTCCAAGGATGACCCGAGGATGGTATGGTTTCGGAAGATGTATGGTCGGAATGCGAAATTTATCCGTGTTAATGAAATAACTGATTTAGCAAAAACACTAAACGAATTATTTCTGACGAAAAGAGGAAGTCAATGATATGTATTGTATGAACGCATAGGAGAAAGGATACTATACATATGACATTAGGAGACCACGGAAATTTTTATCAGTTGATGTTTAGCATAGAAACGATTAGTTATTTCGTTTATACTATAGAGTTGGATGGAAAGGTAATTTATGTGGGTCAAACCAAAGATATATTTGGGCGGCTTCGGCAGTACAAATGTGTATTTCTAAAGAGAAAGTGCCATAACCCTAAACTCCAAGAGTTGTTTGATTCTGGCGACCTCCAACGGGCCACGTTTGACATTGTAGCAATGTCAGCAACACGTCGGGAAATTCTTAAGATAGAGAATGACTTTATCGGGGAGCATCGAGACACTTGTCTTAACAAGTATGATACATTCTCCGAGTCAACAAGAAAAAAAATATCAACCGCCGCCAGAAAGATGTGGACGGACCCTAAAACAAGAAAAAATATTATAAGTGGTCTTTCCAAGAAACATACTCTTACTTCCCCCGAGGGAATAATTTACGAATTCTCAAATTCTTATGAGACAAAAGTGTTTTTAGAAAAGATGGGACGCCATCTTCATAAAAATGACCGAAAGCGAATCGGGTATCAAATGCTTGAAAGTTGTGGAGAAAACAAAGGATGGAAGATGACTATAGATGGGAAGCGACCACCGTCCAAATGGTCTCGGGGAATTCTCAAAACTCCTAATGGAGAAGAAATCCCTATAAATGGAAAGTGGGAACTTGTAAATCTCAATCGAGAAAAACGGCTCCGTATGAACGTAAATCGTTTAATGAGACGGGGGGAATGGCGGGGGTTTACGTTTATTTCAGACGTAGATAAAAATAATGCTTGACATATTATATCCGCCGTGGTAGTATGACTACAATCCCGAGAACATCTAGTTAACCCATATGAAACAAAAGAAAAACAAGACAAATCAAGTTGTAACATGGCCCACCGCTACGTTATTCACCATCAAGGAACTCCATCGTCTCAATCCGAAGTTCGTCGAGATTACACTTCGGGTGAGGTTGGGTAAGGCAATTACAGAGACGCAGAAAGTTGCTGAGATTGGTTCCATCCCCGGTGAGAAGGGTCGCCCACAGAAGGTGTTTTCCATGACTCCTGTGACAAAGCTGACATTGGAAAAGGCTAGAGCCGAGCATATCAATCTCGTGGACAATGCTGACAAGTTGGTTCAATACGTTTCTGTAACCAACCCCGTTTCCACCCCGTCTGTGAATGTAAGTGCGCCAGCAACAGCCACGGCGACAGCGACCTAACCTCAACCTTTGATGCCGTGTGTTTGGTATGGACAAAGACCAGATTCTCAAAAAGTTACGACCTAAACTTTACCAGATATACGGCATCTTCAATTTCAGCACCAAGGAGTTGATATACGTCAGCCTTGACTATGACGAAGTAGAACTACAGTTTGAAATGGATGACTATGGTGAAGATGCCGACATCATCTGCTTTACGACGTTGGTGCATTAGTATCGAATGAGGTACTTGCCAATGGTTTCGATGGGACCATTGTAGGTTTGAATCCTTCTGAATCCATTCGTGTCCAAGATGTAGGAGTAAATTAGCACCTTTGTTGCCTTGGGAACATTCATGAGTTCATCAAGCTTCTTGACATGCCCGATGACTATTGTTTTTCCGCCCCATATGATAGGTATATTTAAGTCTTTGTCGAAGAAGACGAGAGTATTGAGGTTCATGTAAAAGAGATGGAACACGGCCCCAGCAATTTTACCCTGTTTTTCTGAGTTTATGACATTTTGGGCTAACATAGGTGGTTATAAATATCTTGATATGAGTCTAAACTCTTTTGACAGACGATGAACGACGGTTGCGCCGAGACCAAATGTAGTTTTCGCTTTTGACTTCAATGCTCCATATCCATATGTCTTATAAGTTTCCAATAGTATATTTTTTGTGATACTATCCACCGGTTTCCATTGTGGATTTTTGTTCCCACTTACTTGGGGACGTTTTGTTCCATGATTTCTTTTTGGAATGCCTTTGAGTTTTCGAGAAGTTTTTAGTTTTGATTCTTCGGTATGTCGGTGACCAGTAAATCCTCCCCCACCTGTGGATAAGAAGCTCATGTTGTATGTTTTATCTGTTTCTACGGAAGCAATGGTGAGGTATGTTTGTTCTTCTATGAGAAGTTTGTCCGGGGAGACTTCCTTTACTATGATAAACTCAAACGCATCTTTTCCATATTTATTCCACGATTTTTGTAAGTGGTCATTATCGTGTCTGTTTGCTCGTAAGTCGTTAATATGTTCATACCATCGTCCGTACATTCCGTCAATGTTGTTGGAACTTCCAACGTAGTATTTGCCGTTGGTTTTATTGACTATTTTGTATATTCCACTTACGCCTGTAATATCGTTTGAGCGATGCCGCCCGTTCCTGTTCGACATGTCTCCAATAGCTGGACATTCTATATTTTCGGTTTCGTTCATCCAGTTCCTCCTTTGTTCTATAAACTCGTTTTCTTCCCATACCAATAAGTATTACCCTAAAATAGATTATTACGAAAAATCTTACGAAATCTTTTCTGTTAAAAAAAGTTGCTTGATGTTTTGTGGTGTGATAGACTATTTACAATGAGAGACAATACTTTTTCTAAGGAGAATAGACGTGGGCAAAACGTACCGCAGAGATAAGCCGTTCCGTCCGAAGGCGCACGGGCGGGTGTTCAATAAGGACCATCAACCGTGGAAGAAGCCGAAGAAGCAGTCCAAAGAGGACGAGAGAGCGCCCGCCTCTGATGACATAACACAGACAAACACATGATTATCGTACTATCTATCCTACTGTTGCTTACCATTGCTGCAATTGCAGTCTTGGCCAAGATGATTGTTGCCCTCACCAAGAAGGTTGAATCACTACAACTCGCCTTAACCGAGTTCAATACCCCTCTCAAAACTCTTGACGACCAGTTGAAGGTTCTGTATGAGCGAGTTGACAAGATTGATGACCGCATACCAGTCATCGTCGGATGGTGTGAGACCTTAAGAGGAAACCAAGACACCCTACAGGGTGATATGGAAAAAGCATTCTATGGCACCAAGAAAGACATCCGTCAAATCGAAAAGCAGCAAGAGCGAGCAGCAGCTACCGAAGCGCAAAAGTCTGTTTGACCATGTTAAAGCAATTCGGCAAGACAAAGACCCGAATTACTATAACAACCTGTCAGAGGATGACCGCAAGTCGTTCAATCATTTCATGATTGTTCGTGCGCTGTCAATGGACGCCGCCATCGTTGAAGAGATGGCGCAACTCTATCAGCTATTCGACAAGATTCCTTCCCCTCAGTTCTACCAATTGCTTGTGGCACTTGTGCCGCAGGACTTTCGCTTTTACAAGTGGATTAAGTCCCGCAAGATGAAGCATAAGAAGGAACTCCTTCAAATCGTAGCCAAGAGGTTCGGAGTATCACAGTTTGAGGCCAACGACTACACCAATATCCTTTTGAAGACCGAAGAAGGTCAGGGGGAACTTGTATCCATCTGTCGGGCATTCGGAATGGATGACAAAGAGATGGAAGAGGTCTTTGATGACAAGGCAAAAGATGAAGAATGAACAAGACACAGCCGAGTGGTATTTAGCCCAAATGGCTAAAGTGAAAGCGGCTAAGGCCGAGGCATCTAAGCCAAGACCTCCGACGTTTCGTTGTTGTAATCAGCCAGAGGCCGAGGGCCATCACAAAGAATGTGTAAACTTTCAACCCGAGGGCGAGACAAAGAAGAATCGGATAGTTGAACACATTCCTAATTTTGCGGATGGGTTTGACCCACGGTGCGTCAGCTTCGACACATTGGAAGAGTTGATGGAAATTTCATGGGTGAAAAGCTGGAAAGAGGCTCCCCAATTTCATAGGTATTCGGCAGATTCTTACTTGATGGTAGAGCGAGAGGATGGATGCTGGTGGTGGGCAATAGGAAAGCTTCGCCATCCTGTTGAGGGATTGCCAAGGTGGGAAGCCAAATATAAGGATAAGGATGAAGACGTACGACGAAAGACTATTGGAAGCGATGCGGGCACGGGACGAACGCATTCTACGAGAAAGACAGAACCCGCCTCCCGCCTCGTATAGTTCCGGGATTAGTCCCAAACTTTTGGCAGAAGCAATAGCCGATGCCAAGGCCGTAAGACAGCAAGCCCTTGCCAATGCCAAGATTGCTCTTGAGGAAGCGTTCGGTAAGCGGTATGAGGACATGTTCGCAGAGAAATTGAAACAAGAAGGTTTACCCATAAAGGATAAATGAAAGTTATTGGAATTGCAGGTTTCGCACGTTGCGGTAAAGACACGTTTGTTCATATCGCCAAGACCCTCCTTCAAAAGAATGGCTACAGGGCAACCCGAGTTGCTTTTGCTGACATGCTCAAGGATGAAGTTACGGGCATGTTGAAGAACAATGAATTCAAGGCCACAGTCAAGACTGATGACCCAGCAGTGAAGACCCAGATGCGTCCTCTGATGGTATGGTGGGGGTGTCAGCGCCGATATGAGAGTGAGGGCGGCATGTACTGGGTAAATGAAGTGGACCGACAGATTGAAGACCTCATTGCCGATTGTACGGCAGCGGGTGAATCAACTGACCGGATGATAGTTCTCGTATCCGATGTTCGGTTTCCTAATGAAGCAAAGTGGGTTCATGAGAAGTGGGGTGGGCAAGTTATCCACTTAAAGAAGTGGAAGAGTGAATGGCGTAAGGGTGGTCAAGATGGAAGTGATGAGGTTTTGGTTAAGGTCTATGACCCCGCTCCTAACGAAGAAGAAGCCAAGCAAGACCCGCTTGTGGAGGCTCTGGCCGATGTTAAGACGGAGTGGGAAGGAAAGGGAAAGCCATCCGCAGCCGATGCTTCCATAGAGGTTGACCTTCAACGGGTTGTACTATCTGCTCTTAACGAAACTAAATTCTTCAAGCACCCCGAACCTGTTATCGGCACACTAACCCTATAAGGGCACCGTTGTCGGTATAGAATTGAATCTGCCGCTCTTCTGTTTTGGATAGGAACTCGTTCTTGAACTTGGGGACGACACTCTTAACTGCATTCATATACGTCACGGTGCAGTTGTCGTACAATTTTTTTTTGTCTTCCGCTTTCCAACAGTTACACGCCGCATTGTAGTTGTTTATACAAAAAACAACCTGTTGGAATGTCATGTCTAAATTCTGCAAGTTTCCCTTGCTGACGAAGTTAGCAAACTGAGTGGCATTGCGAATATCCATATGATTATCCCAACAGGCGGTTAATCGCAGTGAATAGTAGGAGTCCTCCTATAACGAATACTGGAAAGAGGAAGATGGAGGTCAGTGCGGCGGGTATAATGGATAACCAGACTGCCAAGCAAATCGGACAGGTTATCAATCGTACAAAGAAGCAGTTGTGGTCACGTCGGAGATAGTTCAGATACGTGAGGGTTGCGTCATTATACTTCTTGTCTTCGTAGTCCTTGTAGAAGGATAGAGCATTTAGACGAAGAAGTCGGCAGTATTCCAACCAAGCGTCAGTTCTGAACCATATCAGAAGAATCAGGGCAATGAGACATATGATTTCCATACCTATAACTATTACAGGATGGTCAGTTTCGTCTCGTCAATGGGCGGGTTGGTAACTACGATTTTGTCACGTAGATTGGGGAGTTGTTTAAGAAGGGGTTCGACTTCTTCGGGGCATGTAGGGTGAAGGAAGGTTCCCCATTTCTTTACAAATCTGTCTAGTTCAACATGGTCAAGTTCCATGCGTTTCTTGTCCCGCTCTTGGTTCTCTGGCTTCCACCACTCGATGCCACGGCTGCTTGTACAGGTGAAGTGATACACGATGGCATCCCAACACTGTTTGAACTCGACTCCTTTAAGAGCGAATCGAAGGGCGATGTCGCTGTCTTCCCGGGATTTCTTGAAGCTTACGTCATGACCCCCTATATCGTTCCACAGGTGCCTGTACAGCGTGAACGGGGCGAAGAAGTAGTTTGTCAGCTTGTTGGTGTCCTTATTCGCCTCAGCGAAGCGTAGGAAGTCTTCATACTTGAATTCTGCGGGGTCGAATCCGAAGCGTTGGACAAAGGTGACATTGTTATCGTTTGGGCAATGGAGGGGGGGTTCTACACGGGTAGAACATAGGATACGGTTTTCTTTGACGTGGCATAGTAGTTTTTCGTCATATTTCAAACTTATAACCATATCAGACTGGAGGTAAGAAACCACTTCATGTTTCGCATTCTTAAACATCCAATTGATATTTCCAGCATAACCTACAGGAGGCCCGTCATTCCGAACGACCCTCAGATTTGGGAAATTGGCTTTAAGACCCACCAACATGTTAGCGGTGCCTTGGTTATCCGAATCCACAAAAATCAGAATCTCGTGGAGATTAACGTCAATTCCATTGAGAAGTGAATTCAAGAGAAGTGTGATGTAGTCCTTCTCATTTTTTGCGGTATTGATACAAAAACTTATTGGCTGCATGTTCTGTCCTTTCGAATTGCTCGGATGGTGTGACCTAGTTTCACCATTTCTTCATGAGTGAATCGGTCACTCTTTACTGCATTACATATAGAGCAGCATACGCAACAATTTGACTTGGTGTAACCTTTTGAATTGTCTTTTCGGTCAAGATTATACGAAAAGGATTCGCCTCCCATGTACGTTGAATGTTTCAGCCATTTCACGGGGCTATGGCAATAGTGGCAAGTGGGAGTTTTGGTGAATCGGACGAAATCGTTATACGTAATTCCACAGTGAAGAGATTTCTTTTTGCATTTGTGGAGAAGGTAATGAAAGAGGTTTTCGTAGGGTCTTATTTTTTGGCCGCAACTTCTGCATGATTTCCCTAATCGTTTAGACTGAATGAGATTGGATTGGTTTGTATAAACCATTTCTTTTCCACATTCGGGGCATGGCTTTGACCATTTCATGTGAGTTTTAGCACGGTTCGTCGGATGCCTTCTTCGAGGCCAAGCAATTGAAGATTGCCTACTTTTCGCATTCTATCTAGGAAATATCCACTCCCAGTATAGTCGTAGCCCTCACCCATTTCATTCAATTTGATGGTGGGGTGGAATACGTTCATATGCTTATGAATCAGACTCGCAATATCAAGTAGAGTCTTCTTCTCAGGATAGACTAAGTTGATGTCTTTTGGTATATTTTCTGGATGATTGAGGATGAAGTCTATCACCGTGAATATGTCATCAAGATAAAAGTAGTCCATCTTTTTGTTTTGATGAATTTCGATTGGTAGTCCTCGCTTGAGGTTAAGGATACCATTCTTGATGAAGCGAGAAGGGTCTTCGTCGAAGTTGAAGCATCCGAAGAGGCGCACTACCCATATGTTGTCGAGGTCTTCGTGGCATCGGCGAGTAATGAGGTTCTTGGATAGACCATATGGGTCAACGGGCCAACTATACTTTGCCGTTTCCTCAAATCGTCCGTTAATTGGGTATCTCCTGTCAAACTCAGCACCCGAACCTATGACAATGAACTTGCAGGACTCAAAATCGGGCCTCATGGCGCATAGATATAGATTCTCGAACATCTTCATGTTCGGGACGAATACGTCTTCCCAAGTATCCTTGTGGTCTCGGTCTCCACCTTTGACAGCAGCATGGATGATAACGTCGGGCTTGGAGTTGGTGAGGTATTCCTCCACCCGTTCGGGGTTTAGCAAGTCCATCTCTGTACGTGATGGGGCATCTACGGTATATCCCGCATTGACGAAGAGAGGCACGAGGTTTCGTGCTATGTACCCTTGACCGCCCGTGATTAGGATTTTCATTTTGTCTTGCAGAAGTCAGCGTTCTCTACAAGAATGGTGCTGAAATGACTCTTTAAGGCATCCTCGTAGGCGGGGCAAATTTGCTCTGGCTCGTCAAGCCGAACGATATGGATACTTCGACACATGGACTTGAATGCGTCTGTGAAATCACCTTTATGTTGTGCCTGTGGGTCCACTGGCTGTTCGCTTCCAATGGCTACACGGATAATGACCTTTGGAACGACTTCTCCATTGGACATGAGTGGATACTTGTCCAGATGGTTCACAATCTGGTCGGTGGCAACGATAAGGAAGTTCCATCGGGGATAGATGGCAACTGGAATCCATCCTGACATAGCAAGCCCAGTGCAGACTCCCATCTGTAGGTTTTCAGTAACGGGGAACTCATATTTCTTTTCATCGGGAAGATGAGCGAGAGAGTCATACATTCCTGTGCCGGGGTAACGGACAGCTTGCCCTATGAACATGGTCTTAGGGTGATTGGCGAGCAACGTCATCGCCTTCTTGATTTCTTCGTAGTATTTCATTAGAATTGAACTCTTACGCCAGCACCAGCATGAGGATACTTGGTGTTTTTGTATTTGTATCGAATCATGTGAGTTGATGGGTAGGTTCCCCACGCCACATCGGTTGGAGTTTCTACTGACAGCCCATTGTCCTCGATGACCCATGTAATCGGAAGACAGTGCCCACGAGCGTAGCTGTAAGCTTCATGGAAAGCACCCGTGCGGGATGACATGTCTCCGACAAAACACCATACTCGATTGGAATGCTTTTGTCCCTCGGGCTTATTCCGTTTTAGACCCCATGCAATGCCCACGGCTATAGATGGAATGCCGCCTACGATTGAACTGCATACGATTTTGTGCTCGGGAATACACATGACCATTGATTTCCCATTCAGAATGCGACGTTTGAGGTCTTCTGGCGGGACTCCCTTCAATAAGCATTGGTAGTGATTTCTCCAAGTGCAGCACACCCAGTCGTTCTTGTCCACCGACTGGAAAATCTCCATCATCTTGTCTTCATTGCCATTGTAAAGATGGATAGGGGCGTGGATTTGCTTCGTGTTGAAGCAGTGGGCTATATCTTCTTCAAATGCAATGAGTTGTTCCTTAGTTACCATACGAATTTATTCTGATAGTATGTTACCACAGTTGGTAGCTCTTTGTCAAGGTCACATTTATTGCTCCATCCGAGTTTGCGGAGTTTACTGTCATCGAGGCTGTACCGCACGTCCTGACCATCTCGGTGGTAGGAGAAATCACAGAAGTCGTCCAACTCGCCATCAAATAAATTTTTCCGCCCATCTTGGATGGAGAGGATTTTGCCAACAACTTCTGCATTCTGTAATTCGGCGTTTCCCCCGATATTGTAGATTTCGTTTTGGACTCCGGTGTTGATAATCGTGATTATAGCAGAGGCCGTATCCTTTGCGTGTAACCACGTTCTCCTTGGAGTTCCATTGTTGTGTAGAGGCACCTTTCGTCCGAGTTGGAGTAGTTTGCATGTCTTCGGAATGAGTTTTTCTGTGTATTGGCCTACACCATAGTTGTTGGTTGGCCTGACAATAACATAGGGAACTTTGAAGGTTCGGCCCCAAGCCAGAATCAGCATGTCCGCAGCCGCCTTGGTTGCAGAATACGGGTTCGAGGGCTTTAGAAGGTCGGTCTCTTTATGAGCACCTTTCGCAATATCCCCATACACTTCATCAGTACTGAAGTGGAGAAGCGTAGGCATACGAAACCTTTCTTTGCTTCTGACCAATTCCAGTAGGTGATGAACGCCGTTTACATTTGAGTGAAGGAAAGCATCACTGCTGACAATCGAGTTGTCAACATGTGTCTCTGCTGCGGTGTTGATGACGTAATCACAATCGCAGAGTCGGTCCAAGTTATTGATGTCGGTTTGAATGAACTTGAACTTGTTGGGACCATAGGTTTCGAAGTCATGGAGACGCTCTGGCTGTGCGGCATAGGTTATCTTATCCACGCCAATGACGTGCCATCCTTCCTTGAGGCAGGCTTCGGTTACATAGGCTCCAATAAAGCCCAAACAGCCAGTTACATATACTACTTTCATTATTTGGTCTTCAACTTCATGACGAAGTACCAGTTCCAGCTTCGAGTTAGCTCGTCGGGCATACTCTCTTCTGTATCCGTTTTAGGGTAGTCAGGAGTTTGTAGGCAAGATGGATATACCGATTCCATCTCGAACCCGTGAATATGCATGAAATAGATGAAGTTGTCATAGTCCCACAGTCCTCGGTATAGAAACTGATGGGCCATACGCCAGTTTGGAACGCTGACGAAGAATGCTGTGTCTTGATGCATGAGACCACGAATCATTTTGACAACATTTGACGGGGCAATCAGATGCTCCAAGGTGTCGTTGCAGATAATCAAGTCGTAAGCAGCTTCCAGCCCTTCCCAATCCAAGGTCATGGAGATGTCTTTGACGAAGAAGCGTCCCTTGAATTTGTTGTCCTCGAAGTACTTCTTTGCGAATGGTTTATCCACGAGGTCATATAGAACTGGCTCGGGCAAAAGCTTTTGTATCTTCTGGCTAAGGACGCCCGGACCTGACCCAATCTCCAAGATGGTCTTGGCCTTGGTATCGGCAATAACTCCCCGAATCATCTGGGCTTCGTAGTCATAGCGGCTGTCCCACCCCTGTTCGCCGAGGCGTGTAGCATTCTCCCACTCGTTAGTTTCGAGAGTGTCTATTTTGTCTGCGTCAAACTTCTGTTCGAAGTCGTTATGTTTTACACGGAAGATTGCCATAGTTTATGCTCGTATCTGTTTCATTACATGCATGAATGCATGTACCTGTTCGGCGACATAATCCAGTTGTTCCTCTGTGATTACAGGGCTTGTTCCCAAGAAGAGAGTGTCGGTTGTGACTTTGGTAGCTACTGGGAAATAGTCTTTCATTGTAGGAGGCTCACGGACAAACACACCGGGAGACTGTCTCCAATCAGTCCAGTCGAGATTGCGATAGGCGGGTTGAAGTAATAGATTTCCGCCGAAGTAGTTGCGGGTCTGAATCTTGTTGTCTTCCATATACTTCGTGAAGTCCGAACGTGTGAATGGTGCTCCGTCTCTGACCGTAATCGGGAATGCGAACCATGATGGATTAGACTTTGGGGTTGCCTTGTGGAAGTGAAAGAACTCTTCGTATAGAGAGAAAATCTCAGTCAGGCGAGCATGGTTAGCACGGCGCTTGGCGTGAATATCGGGAAGCTTATTGAGTTGGGCGAGTCCCATTGAGCATTGTAGTTCAATCGGCTTCATGTTGTAACCAATGGTCTCATAGACGTATTTATGGTCGAAAATTTCATTCGGAAGGCTCGGCAACCAGTTCTTGAAGCGGCAACCACAGGTGCCCTTGGTGGACAGGTTAGCTTTCTTTCCAACGCAGTAGCATCCTCTACCCCACTCACGGAGGCTACGAATGACTTTCTCGTCTTCCGCATCATTGCACGCCACAAACCCACCTTCACCCATTGTGATATGGTGAGCGGGGTAGAAAGAGCAAGAAGAAAAGCGTCCGAAGCTGCCAAGGGGTTTGTTGTCATAAGTAGAGCCAAGTGCGTCACAGCAGTCTTCCAAGAGGGTAATGTGATTCTTCTGTACTGTTTCCATCACCCTATCCATATTCGGGGGATTGCCGAGGACGTGGGCGAACGTAAGAATAGTGTTCGGAGTGAGGCACTCTTCAACTTGGTCGAGATTAAGATTGAGGGTATCCAAATCAATATCCACAAACACTGGCTTTAGACCGAGTTGAATGATTGGATTGAGCGTGGTTGGAAACCCTGCTACAGGGACGATAACTTTCGTTTGTGGTGCCAATGACTTCCTCGCCATTAGAGCCGCCATCATTAACAGGTTGGCGCTAGAACCGCTATTGACCACTACGCCATGCTTCTGTCCAAGGAGAGGCGGAAACTTCTTCTCAAACTCAATGGCGTCGTTTCCAAGCACAAGCCATTCATCGAGTAGGGTGCCAACAGCATTGACATACTCATTGAAATCGAAGTATGGACCAGAGTATTGGACCCAATCTTTACCGGGGGTCCATTTCTTATCCCTGTGCTTCTCAATGATGTATTGAGCGACAAGTTCTTGGATGTATTCCTTAGTGAGCGGCATTGTATTCTTTCAATAGTTGGCAGTCGTCTTTGTGCTTCATATCCATGCAGACATCACCATCTTCGTTGAGTTTGGCGAAGATGGGTTCTCGGCAAGATGGACAAATAGTTCTTAGCCCCCATTTTTCACAAGGACTTTGCGTGGCGACTGGTAGTTTGTTATACCAGTTGATATACCAATCTTTTTCTGCTTTAGTGGGGTCGCTCATACTCAACTATTCGGCGAATGCCTTCGGTCAATGAAGTCTGTGGTTTCCAAATTCCCTCGGTCAGAATGAACCGACTGGGTTCGTTCCTATTGTCTCGCTGCACTGTGTCTTCTTCCTTGGAGGGGATGATAGAGGCTCCATTACAGAACTGGGAGATGGTCTCGGCAATATGTTTGACTGTAACCCACTCGAACGACGAAATATGATACTCGCTAAGGCGGGACAACTTGTCATATTGTTGTGCCATTGTGTGTAGTGCCTCGGAGCAATCATCGGCATAGAGGAACTGACGTTCTTCGGTGCCATTGGTTCGCATGGTGATTGGGTCGCCCTTCACTGCCATCTTTACAAAGTCGGTGATGGCATGCGTCTTCTGCGGGTCTTTCTCTATACCATAGACATTCCAGAACTTGACAATAGGGCTATTGAGGGCACGGCAGTAGTGCTCACCCACAGACTTCAATGCGCCGTAACTAGACCAGTGCATGTTCGACATCTGGGAAGATGCGAAGATGAAGGGCTTCTTCATGTCTTTCAATGCACGGAATGTGTTGGTCATGATGCGAGTGTTATTATTCACGAAGTCAAAGGTGGTCTGATACTTCTTCAAGTACTGAGACCCACCTACATCAAAGGCGAGAAAGAATACGAAGTCAGCGGTGACGATGAAGTCATCCATTGCGTAATCGTTGCGTAAGTCCATGGCGGGGGAAGTTTCGAGGTCGAACTCAATAGCGTATTCCCCACGGGCACGGAGATACTCCGTAAGATGGGCACCGATTTGTCCTGCTGAACCTAGTACTGCGTATCTCATAGTGCTTCGAGTTTGTCCTTGTAATTGTCGTATATCCAGTCGAACCGAGTATTGTATGCTTTTGCCTTCTCGATGTTCTCAACGATGGCTGGCATCTTCTTGTAATACAGTTCAGGCGTCAGCGTCGGCAGGAGTGCTTCAAATTCCTCGATGGTATTGAACTGAATGATGCCATCGGGGTTGAAATACTTGCCGACATTTTTCGTTCCCCAGAATATAGGTATTGTAGCACAGGCGAGCACGTCTGTCAAGATTTCTGTGAAGTAATCGTCATGCTGCGAATTGATGATGGCCAGCGAGTAATAATACGGACCTAACGCCAGAATCTTGCCTCGGCGGTTATCATCATACCTATCCACAAGGTCATTGAACCCACGCCCATAGACATCCATTTTGTCACGGAACTTCTGGACGATTTGATGGCGAAGCTTGTGACCATCCGTCCATTGTTTGTCGGATGCTACGATGGAAAGGATACGTTCCTTCTCCCACAGTCCGAAATCTTCGGGATTGATGCGGTTGCCGCCAGCGGGCACCCACCAGTACTTGTCTCCCACGAGTTCCTTTAGGTATGTCATAGGACTCATAACCACGTCAAAGTGTTGGTGATTGTCCTTAATCCACTGATACGGGTGGAATACCCATGAGTGGCCAGCCTTACAGTAATCGTAGATAGAAGGAGACTCCACAATGCACGCAACCTTCTTCTTGCCGTTGAAGTTGACGTGTTCGGGGAGTTGGCTGTCTTCAAAAAGATGCACTTCGCCGCCATTGCCACTGACCCATGCCCATGTGTCTTCTCGGGGTGGAATCTGTTCAACGTAGTCGGTGCGCTTTTCGCCAGTGTGGTATGTTACTCTTTGCATGTGCTTATAACTGTCCAATCGCTTGGTATGAGGTCTTCGTATTTGAATCCTTTGGTGAGTAGGGCGGGGCCAAACCACGGGTTAGGCGCAAATACTTGACCGGGAGTCGTCTTCAAGTATCCTGCCCACCATCCAAAGCTGCTGTTCGCTATAACGATGTTTTTGCAGAGACTCATGAGATACATTTCAATGTAATCCTCATCTTTTATGTATTCCGTGGGGCAGTCAAAATGCAGGTTTTCTTTGCACCATTCGAGGTCGTCACTAAATATCCATACCCGCTCAGAACCAATGATTTTTACCGCCTTAGCGGGATATTCGGGTGATAGAAGGGGGTGACTGTTCGGAAATTTGGAATAATCGCCTCTTCTTACCTGTATAGCGGTAATTTTCGACTTGTCTGCGGGGTAAGTCTTTGCAATGTGGTTCCTTATGTCGAACGTCGGTGCGAAGAGGTCGAGGATATATTGTCGGTTGTGGTGGAAGTACTTGTAGGATTGAAAATGGCCCCGAAGCTTGATGTTGGGCTTGAAATCCATCGGCTCGTAGCATAGCGTCTCTACGGTAATGTGGTCACTGGTCGGCGGTGCTTCATCTATGATAATCTGACTGAACACGCTGGACAAGTAGCTACCTGCTGGCTTGCCTTGATTGGGCAGGATATGCTCTGTTGGGTTGATGACCAACAGAGCATTGTTATCCTTTGCCAGTGAGGCAGCGGCAGCGATTTCGAACATTTGATTGCCCAAGCCCCCGGCTAGGACGGGACTAACAACGGTTAGTTCTTTGGATGGTGGGCGTCGAGTACGGAGTTCCGCCTCATAATGCTGCCCGATATTGTTAGTCTTGTTCTCTGCACAACCACGGCTCTCACTGGCATTCCAGATGTAGATATGGTCTTCTACTCTGTAAATCTTTCTGGCAGGACACATTTCAAGCATAGGATAGACCGTGCATAGGTCGTCCAACGTGAAATAGTTTCCGTCGTATTCTGAAACGAAATTCTCGTGTGTAAGCTTTTTCCATAGGAACCCACGGCATGTTCTCATGTGCGAGTAACGCCACAAGTCTCTTCGGTATAGTTTCTGAGTGAATACCTCTGGTGGAGGTTCGGAGTTCTGTGGATATGCTTCTCGGGTCTTGTCCCCGCCTTCCCAACAAATCATACCGCCATAGGTCATCCAGCAGTGAGTCTGGTTATAGACTTCGTTGAGATAATTGAGCACGTCGTCGCTGGCAAGGAAGTCATCACCATCCAGAACGCAGATGATGTCATTGGGTTTGATATTCTCGAACTCTGTAAGCTTATCGAACAGCCACGTCTTGAGGTTTCTCTGCCCTGTGGTAATGAGGTTGATACGACTGTCCTGCTCCATGTATCTCTTGGCAATCTCGTAGGTGTTGTCCTCGGAGCAGGCGTCGTAATATACCATTCGCCAGTTCTTGTGGGTCTGTTTCAGCACAGACTCTATGTTCTGGGAGACCCATTTCTCGTTGTTATAGCTTCCGATAACGATAATGAAGCGGTTATCCATAGATGTTGTCTTTCATTACTTCCATCCACTTATCAACATTTCCGTGGACGCTTTCCTTGAACATCTTCTTGGCGTGATGGCTGGCTCCGTCGTAGTATTCCTGTTTGCATAGCAGGATAGCCTGATGACGGGCTTGGAACACATCATGAACATCCACGCTGAGGTCGGGGAAGAATGCCAGTTGGGTATCTACCTTCTCATTACCAATGCAAGGGATACCAAAGTAAGCGCAGTTCAAACTAAACGTTCCTGCTGCAATCGTAGGCATCAGGTTTACAGCGTATTTGAACGTGGATAGCTGTTCCATCCATTTGGTCCAGAAGACCCACGGTAGGTGGTGCAACCCCGGAGCCTGCTCTTCTCCCTTACGTTTGCAGTGCGAAGCGGGGACGTAAATTTGGCAATTAAACTCGGTAGCTACAAGATAGCTTTGAAACCCACCATACCAATGACAGAAGTTTCCACCAATGATAGTCTTGTTCTCTGGTGCTGCCACGAAGGGGCAAGTATCATTATTGGCAATCATCAAGGTTGGTATTACCTTGATGCGAGTCTGAGGGAACAACCCTTTGTAGAAATGGGTATCGTATTCGTTGTGGGCAAAGATGATGTCACACTCAGCCAATTGGTTGTAGAAATTGAACTGGGTCGGCATGTCATACTCGTTGAAGAACCATGCTGGTCCCTCTTGGACGGCACAGACAAGTTGATTGCTCTTCTTGAGGCATGTCACGATGTCTCTGGAATAGATACCGATGTCTTTGTCTGCTCCGGGTGTGGTCATCTCTACTCCTACGGTATTCAATTTGACCGTGGCTTTGGGAAAGATGATGAACACGACATCGTATTCGTGGACCTGAGAATAGTCGTGGATATTGAAGTGGTCAGCCTTCAAAGCGTGCATCCATGCAAACTCGGTTCGCATGTTATTGTGGTTGTGTGGGATAGTCCCACGGAACCCCATTTCGGTTAAGAACGCTGCTTTCATTATACGTTTCTGAGCACTACGACTGGTTGATATGCTCCCGAGTTGCCCGTGTCTCGGGATATGAAGGATTCGTCCATTCCGACGCACCCTTCGAGTTTCCATCCTGCGGTAAGCATAGGAAATCGGACTGGCCCGTAGATGCGGTGGGCATTCCATACCACTTTGTCAGCACCTACTGGCACGGCAAGGATTAGGATGCCATCCTTCTTGAGAATCTTCTTCATCTCTGCCATTGCTCGGAGGTCTCCGCTTGGATTGAGTGGGTCTCCGTAGCGTCCAAGGCCATCATGTTCAAATGACGAGATGGAGATAGCTACATCGAATTGCTTGGGGTTCTTCCAATAATCTTGGACTGAAATCTCTTCCATATTAGGATGTCCATATCCCGGCAGGTTGTATTCGATAGTGGTAGGCGTTCCACCAAACTCTAAGACGATAGTCTCATACCACGGTTCGGTGGACCCCATAACTGCTACGTTGATACCATTGATTGGACATAGTTCGAGTGCTTCGTATAGCCACTTGTCAGTTTCACCATAGTAATGCACGCCACGGTCACTGACTTTTTTGCGAAGGTCGCTGAACTCTTTAGCGGTCCATTTCTTCTTGACCACGGTTGTTCCATCAATATACCAATCCTCTTGCTTGATTTTCCCACCAAGCATGTACTCTAG